TACTTGTCCCATCTTTAAAGCATACGATTAATCTAGCTTGATTATTTTCTACTAAAACTGTTGAATTGTTGCTCTTGATATAAATATTGTTTTTTATCAAACACGGTATTTCTAGCCATTGTGGTGTTTCGGAAGTAATGTCCTTTATATCAAGTAAATTCTTCCCAGTAACCTTAACATCCACTTCATACTTTTGAGTTCTCTCATTCCACTTTCCTGCGCTTTTAATCTCCTGCGGATTATCCGGCGCTGGATTCTCGCCCTGCACACTATTTCCAATCAGTTCCACCCTCTCCAACGGCGCTTTCAAGCTGTTCGGAAGCATTAAACTCCCTACCCCTTCCATCTCTACCTTGTCGAAGTTTGGTGGCTGCGGAGGAGATACAGCACCACCTAGAGGGCATATCATATCAACACCGATGATTCCAGTTCCGTCTACCATTTTAAGCATTGTACTTCCACTCCTTTTTCGCTGGTTGCTGTGGGGATGATTGTCACTACATCCGTTTGACTCCACGGTGTCCCAAGTTCTTGGATTACACATATTTGCGATGTCGCAGCAGGAATCAGAATCATAACTTCCTTATTCTCATTTTCTCCTAGATCAACATAAATATCTTCATCCGTAAAGTTCTTTACAAGGAACTTACTTCCTTTGATACTAAATTCGAATTTTAATGCTTTTTCACTTGCTGTTGGTTGTCTTTTAATAAGCATGATTGTCACCTCCTAAATTGTATAAGCATAATAAATCTGGCTTGTTCCACCACTCCACTGCCCTTCTGCCCAGAATCGAGTACATTTAATCGTTGCATTACTTCCGCTCCATGTAACTGCAATCGTAATGTTTAAAGATGTCCCATCTGCATAGCTGA